GGCACATCAATTACACCTTGTGAAGCGGCATTTGCTGCTTTTTCTGTTACGTCTTTGCGGTCTGCCATGATTAATCCTTATACGTTGTAGTATGGGATTTTATAAGCGTTACCGTTTACGGTGACATTTATAAACCCCACGGGGTTAGCGGGCAACGTAGCAGCCCCAGCGGTAGCCGTTGTAGCACTAGAAAAATTTAACAAATTAAGGAAAAACTGCTGCCATGCGCGTGATGGGCGGTTTGTATTTCCATCCAAAAACGGCGCTTGTGGATACGGATTAATTTGCTGAGTGTTAGACAATGCCATTAGCTGTCCCCATTTGTGGCTTTAAGATTTGCAGAAACAATAACAGCGTTTACAGGATCGCTGATAGATACTTCAAACACTCGATCACGCGCCATACCCAAACGCCGCCAAATAGCGCGGTTTTTAAATCTTCCTAGTTGACCAATGCTTGTCCAATATTCCCGCGACCATGTAGAGCCGCCATCATTAGACCAACGTAACATTGCTTGCGGGTTTGTTGTGGTGTCTGTAAAGTAGGTTGCTACCGCATTGCCAATGACATAAGTGGCAAAAGGCTCAATGGTAAACGTGGCAGTCGGCGCAATAATGTAAGGCGAACCCAAGTAATTATTGGTTGACAGCGGCCTAACAGATAGACCAGTTGTGCCTACGCCTGGCTGAAATTGAAGCTGCAATTCATCAAAGTATTGGCGCTGGAAGTCAGTCACCAAGTGAGGCGCACGGCGTAACCTGCGGACGTTTGTGCCGTTGTCGGTGTAATTTAGTTTGTCTAGCGAATAGATTTTGCCGTTTTCATAATCGCCCACCAATACCAAACCTTGAAAAACTGCCGAACAATTACTGCGGTGGCGCTGGTAAGACCCATCAGAGGCCATAGACAGCCACTTGTGCCACATTCCCGTGGTGGAGTCATACGCCCATGTCAAATTCAACGTAGGAAAAGTTGTAACGTAAACTTCATGGCCTTCTAGCTGGTAAGTAAACGAAATTGCGTCATCAATGTATTTGTTCGTTAAAGTGTTCTCAACTGCATGGTTAGAAATCCTTTGTGGGATGTAACCATTCATTTGCATGATTTGTGCTTGACCTCGATTGTTGCGAGATACATAAGCAAAAGAATTACCTAAACGGGCTACGGAGAACTGAGCCGCAATGCCGTGCTGGGTAGAAGTGCCTGGAATACGCTGGAAAGGAAATGGTACTGCGCCCACATCGCTCCACACCTCAGAGGATGCCTCGCCCATCAAATAGACTTCGCGGTGGTCAACAATCAAAGCCACCAATTTATCGGGCGCTCCATCCTTAAATGCGTAGCTAGTAGATGGCGAAATGGTGCTCAGTAGGTTAGACGAACCCCATTGCTGCGTGCCAGGGTTGTTGTAGACAAAGTAATTATCAATGATGTCGACCGATGTGCCGCCACTAAAAGCGCCATCAGAACTAGGCAAAACGCTAAAGTTAAGCCCATACATTGTTTGACCTACCGCAATAGTTAAAGACGAACTGATTGTGTAAGTACCCGTACTACCCGAGCCAGTTCCAAAGGCGGTGACGATTGTGCCCGCGGTAACGCCTGCGCCTTGTACTGTTTGACCAAGGTAAATAGTCCCCGAGGCCACCGCCGATACGGTCATGGTTGTGCCCGAAACAGTAGCCGTATACCTAGCGCCCACCGCAGCGGAGGCCATTGGCTCAGCCGCCACGGTCTGACTTAGGTTAATGGTGTAAGTGCCAACACCACCTGACCCCGAACCCAAGGCAGTAATCACAGTCTCTGCCGTGATGCCAATACCTGTAAGGCTTTGGTTAGCCGTAATTGTGCCGCTGCTGACGTTTGTTACTGTCAGGGTAGTGCCGCTAATAGAACCCGTAAAAACGGCGTTTGCTGGGCTAGAAATGCGCCATGTGTACCGATACGCCCCATCCACAATGTAAGCGTTTATTCCATTGTCAGATATGCCAACCCGTCCCGATGAAGAATTAAGCAAGCCAACAACGGTTGCACTAAGGTTAGACGTAAAGACGTAAACGTAAGGCCCGCAGACCACAAGCATTTGGCTTCCACCCGACAAGGTACGCATACCGCGTACTTCGGCGTTGTTTAGGACAGCTTCGAGGGTTAGCCCTGGCGTTGGGTAAAGCGCGACCACACCGCGCACACCAGGCTGCTTGAGTGGGTCAATTTCTGGAAAGAAATTAATACACTCCTGCGCGTCTTGATAGATAGACGGTGCTTCGTAACTTGGGCCAACAAAACCAAATTCGGGCATATTTGTCCCTTAGCGCAAAAAGCCGCCTGTGAGAATCCAGCCAGCATCTTTAGACCGCCCTGTAAGCAGCGCATCCGCATATCGAGCCACCATTTGAGGCCGCATATTTGTACGCTTGATTGTGGCTTTTGCTTCGCCTGCAAACTTCTGAATCATGCTAATTTGCACAGGACTAGCCTTGCCGTACATAGGCATTAGGCGTTCAGCTAAACACCAGCGCAAGGCGTTTACATATCCTTGTGGGATACGCATGATGTCATACATGGTTGTAAAACGGGCAAAGATAGTGTCCGTAAACAAGTGCATTTCGCCTTGCGCTGGGTTAGGCCAAACACTCAAATTGCCCAAAGTGTCGCCAGGGTTGTAATACAGTGCTTTAGGCCACGGGCCGTTTAACGACTTTAGGCCAATCATGGAGTAATCGTCTAGGGTCAATACAGCAACCGGATAGTCAAGGCCACCGCCGTAAATTGGCTGACCATTGGACGTGGTGTTAATCCGCACATAAGCAGAATTCACCCGCAAAGGCTTTTGGTAGTAGGCCGAGATTGTGGTGCTGGCTACTGTTTGGGATATGTTTACCTGATACGTCCCGACTTCCAATACATTGCCACCAGCCCCGCTGATAAACGACACAATGGTCGTTCCTGCCGTTATTCCACTACCGCTAAGGGTTTGGTTAAGAGTGATAGCACCCGACGAAATGGCGGTGACTGTCAGGACATTGCCCGAAATTGAGCCGGTAAAGGTTGCACCGACTGAGCCGCCTGGCCCGATTGTGTATTGGGTTTGCCCACCAACCACTGGAAAAATGATTTCCGTGAAATTGTAGACCATCATGTCTTCGTTAGACCATTGATCTAACATATCGTTAAGCATATCAAACGCATCTTGCGCCGCTTCAGGCGTAGGCGTTTCACCGGCTTCTAATGCGCCGATGTCTTTTAACGATCTAGAAACTATGTCGATTGGCTGTGCCATTGTTGCTCCAAGGTAAACACAGGCGGTTTCCAGGGAGGCACAACAGATTTCGTCTTGCTAAGAAGCGCCAATTGTTCCTCTAACCGTGATTCTATTACATTTTTTCCGTATTGGGTTGCACCTTCTTTTATCCAAGAAATCACCTGATTCTCAGTAACCTTGGCGTAAGGCGTCTTTACGCTGAATTTGTCAAAATCCCAATTTCCTTCTGTTTCCACTACGTTTTTGTCATCAGTAGCGCAAACATGGTACTTGGCGTGGGTTATAGCCTCGCCCTCCACGGAAATATCAAGAATCTTCCAAGTTGTAATCATTCTGGCTCTTTAACTTCGGCTTGTTGTTTAGCCTCTTTTTGCAACGCCTCTACCAATTGGAATACTTCTTGGTACGGCTTTGTGCCAAGGTAAGCAAGCACGGCGTTAATCAAATTTACGGATAGGGTTAGCTTGTCGGTCATTTTGTTTCCAGTGCCTCAATACGGGCGGTTAGGGTTGTGATTAGGGCTTGCTGTTCTTGTATTGCTGCTGTTAATGTGGCTACCAAAAAGCTAGTGTCAATGCCTTGATATTGTGGGTTGCCTTCAGCATCCACTGCGTCTTTTTCGCCAGTGACTGCATGAGGACACACTTCAGCAAGTTCGTGAGCAATAAAACCCTCGCCATCAGAACCGTCAACATTCCACTTGTATGTGCAAGGTTTAAGTGCAGTGACTTTTTCCAGTGCTCCTGCCATTGGTGCAATGGTGTTTTTTAAACGGTAGTCAGAAGATGTTGAATAAGTTGTAGCTGAACCACTAGTTGTAATTTCACCCACTTTTCCGTTGGGGTTATAAAATTGAAACTGTGCGCCAGCCCCAGTTGTATTTATTGAATTCATTAAATACGGAAAATTATTGCTTGAGTTATTTACGGCAAAACCAAATACAGAAGCAGATGGAAGCGTTGTTTTCCCCACCAGCAAGTTACCGCTGGAGTCGATACGGGCATATTCAGTATTAGCAGAACTTCTGAATACTGTGAAACCGCTAGTGCCTTGTGTAATGTAATTATACTGACCGCTGTAATTAAGTGCAGTGTTATACACTCCACCTGTATATCCGCTAATAACAAGTTTTGCGTCAGGAGAAACAGTACCAATACCTACGTTACCGCTGGAGTCAATACGCATACGTTCTGCGCCAGCAGTAGCAAAATAAACGTATGTTGAAGCATCGCCAAACATACCCCCATTGCCACCATTATTTGAAAATCCCCACAATGTTCCACTAACATAAGTTCCAGCAGTACATCCTATAGTGGTATTTCCAAATCTTGCTTTTTGACCATCTCCACGAACATCTAAAGCAAAAGCTGGCGAACTCGTCCCTATTCCTACGTTCTGGCTTGCGTCTATATAGACAGCGTTTGTGCCTGCCGTAGAAATGCCTACAGAGTTAGTAGCAGGCAAATACATTCCGTTACCCGTGACGCTTGTGCCAGTAGGGATTAGCTTTGTTGCCGTTGCAGTGCCGGTAGTAGCAAAGTTTGTTCCGTCAAAGGTCAGGCCAGCAGATTGGCTAAACGACCCGTAATGGATTTGGTTAGCTGTAAATGATGTAGCACCCGTGCCGCCGTTTGCAATTGCCAGGTTAGCAAAGGAAAGTGTGCCGCTGCCGTTAGTCTGCAAAGGCTGTCCGCTGCTGCCATCCGCGCTAGGTAGCGTGAAGTTAATGTTTGATGCCGTGTTAGGGCCAAGCAAGTTAACCGAACCGCCTAATGCCGCTTGAAAAGTTAAAGTTCCCATGATGCTTCCTTATGGTGCAATTATAAGTTTAGATGCCAGCAATGCGCCGGTAGATGGCGTAAAACTAAGTTTGGTTGACGTGACGTAATGAGGCAAATTACCTGTGTTTGCCGTTACCCAGGTTGGATAGACCGATGTCGCCGTAGTTGTGTCATTAGTCACAGCCACGTTGTTTGCATTGGTTGCAGTCGTAACAACGCCTGTCGCGCTTGTGTTTTCGGCAAGTATAGATAAATTGCGTGGTAGGCTCATGATTCAATCCATTATTAGAACGTAATTGTTCCGCTGTTGTTAAAAGCGTAATAACGATAAGTTGCGTCTGTGGTTACTGTTGGTGACCCCGTTGTAGATACCGCTGTTACAGCAAGTAAAACGCGGAAACAAACTATACCTTTTCCTCCAGCGCCACCACTTCCAGCTTGTGAAACAGCAATTCCCGCGCCACCACCACCACCACCTGTATTTGGCGTGCCAGCAACACCGTTATAACTTGTTGCAGTATTGCCGCCAGCACCACCGCCACCTGTTGCAGTTCCTGCTGTTTGTCCCTTAAAAGCGCCACCACCCCCGCCGCCCGCGTAAGTTACTGTTGCACCGCTATATGTACTAGATGTTCCGCTGCCGCCATTACCACCAACAGATGCAGTTCCGTTTGCACCTACTGAACTAGCGCCACCACCCCCGCCGCCTCCGTAAGCACCAGGGGCAGTAGAAGCTGGAAAACCAGTTCCACCATTATTGCCTTGTCCTGCTGTACCAGAACCGGCTGTATGTACACCGGCATTATTACCTTGTCCGCCACCGCCAGAGCCGCCATTAGCACCAACTGTTCCACTACCGTTAGCTGAACCACCACCACCTCCACCACCAGTTGCCGTTATTGTTGTTATCCCTGTTCCGCTAATGATAGAGTCACCGCCGTTTGTACCTTGTGTACCTGCGGTTGTTCCTCCTGCTCCCAATGCGCCGACTGTAATTGTGTATGTAATTCCTATAATTAGTGAAAAACCAGTTGCAGTTAATAGTCCACCAGCACCACCACCGCCGCCAGTTGCTCCACCTAATGCTGCACCACCGCCACCACCGCCACCGCCTACAGCTAAATAATCTACTAAAACAATAGGTTTAGGCCAAGCATTTGCCTGAAGCGCCTGCATTACCTCATTAGAACGCCAAACTCCAATAGCCGCAGACGAACTATTAGTGACTGCCGTAGCAGCCATGATGGAGCCTTTGTACCTGCTAGACATTAGCTAATAGCCTCGTAAGATGCCGTTAATTCAATTGCAGATGCCGTGCCGACAGTCACCACAATAGACTGTGCCTCACCAAGGTAAAACGCCGTGCTTTTGTCAACAACAACAATAGAAGCATTTACAGGCACAGGCACTTGATACACAAGCCGGTAAGCAGTTCCACCGCCAGCCGTTGCGCTGTTTATTGATACTGTGACAGATGCCGTAGTACCTGTCACATTTGCCGCAACGATGTTGTCAATTTTGTTGACCGTTCCAGATGCTGGCGTAAGCGCAGTCCAAGTGGTAGCTGATGTGGTGCTAGGGATTAAATAGGACGTATTGCCATAAATAGACGATACGTTAACAATATTTGGATTTGCCATGCTTGTTCCTCAATAGCCAAAAATCATCGCCATTGCAATAGATTTACCTGTTGTTACGCCAGTCACCGAAGTGGTAATAACCAATGCTTCCACAATGTCGCCCGCTGCACAAGCCACGCCAAGGGTAAAGCCTGTGCCACTTGTGGCGGTGTAGTCCGATGTGGCTAATAACACGCCGTTTACATAAACTTGGAGATAACCCACCGCATAAGTTACGGTGAACGCTGTTTGGCCTGCCGTAGCGGTAAAAGATGTGCGAGTGTAAGCGCTTGCCCCACCGCCGGAAGCATTAATCGTAACTGCACCTGTACCGCCTGCCGGTGAAATGGTGACGTTTGTACCCGCAATAATTTGAGTAACGCCGCCCGAAGCAGCCGCCCAAGATGCCGTAGTGCCATCAGACGTAAGCACATAGCCATTTGCGCCAATAGCAAGGCGACCTGCGCTATTTACGCCAGTACCAAGAATTAAGTCGCCCGTGGATGTTATGGGTGAAAGCGCGTTAAAGGCCGCAGAAGCTGTGGTTTGGCCTGTTCCACCATTAGCAATAGCTATTGTGCCTGTCACATTTCCTGCCGTTGTAGCGGTTGTAGCCGATGTCGCCGTAGAAGCGTTACCTGTCAGAGCGCCCACAAAAGTGGTGGAAGTGACCGAAGTTAAGCCCGCAATGGTTGTCGCAGTACCGCCCAGGCTAACCGCCGTTGAGCCGATTGTGATGCTTGAGTTAGTCAACGCACCATTAGGAATGTTTGTCAGGCTTGCGCCCGAGCCGCTAAATACGGTTGCCGACAATGTGCCGGTAGATGGGACGTATTGATATTTAGTGGAACTGGTGTATTCGGTGGATAACGTGCCGCTAGTGATCGAAGCAAACAATGGATATCGAGTTGATACCGTAGTTGTATCGTCCGTAATCGTAATTGCCGAAGTTGGGGTTGTCCATGTAGGCGCACCCGAAGCATTAGACGTTAAGACTTGACCAGAAGTGCCCGCCGCAGTAAACGCATAAGCCGTACCCGTGCCATACGCCACCGTGCCCGCAGTTGGAGTCGCTGTGCCATTTGTTCCCCCATTTGCTATTGGTAGCGTGCCAGTTACGCCGGTGGTTAATGGTAGCCCTGTGCCGTTTGTCAGGGTAACAGATGTCGGCGTGCCCAAAATAGGCGTTACTAACGTGGGGCTGGTGGACAAAACAACCGAGCCTGTTCCCGTACTGCTTGTTACGCCTGTACCACCCGATGCCACGGGCAATGTGCCGGTAGTCAACGCAGAAGTTGACGTGGCGTAAACCGCGCCGCCCGATGTAAATGTAGTCAGTCCCGTACCGCCATTACTAGTGTTCAAAGTGCCAGCAAGCGTGATTGCGCCATTAGTAGCCGAACTAGGGGTAAACCCTGTCGTGCCTGCGCTGAAACTTGTTACCGCTACGCCCGAAACGGATGACCATGATGGTAACCCAGAAGTTACTGTAAGCACCTGGCCCGTCGAGCCGATGCCCAACATGGCAGTTGTAGACGCTGCCGATTGATATGGAAGTGAGCCAGCCGAACCGCCCGCAAGGTTTGTCGCTGTGGTTGCGGTGGTTGCCGAGCCTGCCGTTGTAGCTGAAGTCGCAGTAGCTGCATTGCCACCAATGGACAAACCGCTTGCCGTGCCCGTTAAACCCGTGCCAGGGCCGCTAAATTGAGTGGCTGCGGTGATAGTGCTACCACCAACAGTAGAGCCGCTAATCGGCGTTCCTGTGATCGTGCCGCCCGTGATTGCTACATTGTTGGCATTTTGGGTGGACATTGTGCCCAAACCCGTTACCTGTGTATTTGCAATAGCAATCGCGGTATTGCTTGCGCTAGTTACTTGACCTTGTGCGTTTATCGCTAATGTTGGAACACTTGATGCAGTCCCGTAAGATGCCGCGCTGACCCCTGTATTTGTAATACTAAACGTGTAACTTGCAAGGTTTAAACCTGTTCCTGCAAAATATGCCGATGCACTAGCAAGCTGCGACCAGGTAATGTTGGTAACACCTAATGTGCCAGTTGTAGGAATCGTACACGCCCAGCCTGAGTTTTGTTGCGTTGCACCATTTTGGATAAAGGTAAACGCAGAAACAAGGGAAACGTAAGTGTTAGCGTCCGTTGACCTGGACCATGCGCCTGTGGCTGCAACATAAATGCCGTTTTCCGTCTGATTGGTTTGGTTTTTTACCAATACCCTATCACCCGCCAATGTTGTGTAGCCGTCTATTGTCTGAAGGCCGGACAACGTAATGTTTACAGTTGTCGTTACCTGGCACTCCGCTTTGATGGCATAACCTTGGGCGGTCATGTCCACATAGGCTTTGTTTACTATGTCTGTTGGGTTTGCGGCAGTTGCGCTAATCGTGCCGGTGTTTGTCGCAATATTGGTAAATGCGCCGGTGGACGGGGTTGTTGCACCGATTGTTGTGCTATCAATCGTGCTGCTTGTTATGTGCAAGCCCGACTGATCTGGGTTAATTGTTGCCGTAAATGGCTGACCCTGCCCAATAAACGTCTGGAACGTATTGTCCAGATTAAACAATGC